TCTTACCAAGTTCAATGAAGAGGAAAGATTTGAAGACATCATCGACGGGAAGCACCTCCTGGAAGAGATCATTGGAAGGCCGGTCACAAGTTTCGCCGTACCGAGAGGCTGGTACAACAAAGAAGTCATCGAGACGGTCAAGCGAGCTGGCTTCGAAGAGCTCAGGACAATGAAGCAGGGAGTGACCGAAAGAAACAAAGACGACTTCCTGGTACCGATTAGTGTCCACTTCCATCCTGACCATCTGGGTGCCTGGAAGTACCGGTACCAAGAAGCAAAATCAAAAGGAGAGAAAGGATACTTCGGTGTCACATGCCATGGGTGGGAACTCTACAAGTTCAATCTCTGGAGAGAGTATGAATCAATGCTGAGAGAAATTTATGAGGATCAAATTGCCTAAAGCAACACAGGTCGGGATAGGAGGAGGTATCTCTTTCATCTCGAACTTCAGGAAGGCTATCAACCCATTCGGTCACCAGATCGTTGAAGAGGGTGATTACGATCTTCTTTTTATCTCTGGAGCTACTCTCTGTGATCGTGAGACATACCAACACGCCAAGGACAACAACAAGTTCATCATCCTTCGGGTAGACAATATCTTGGAAGACTCCAAGAACCGGAACACAGGGATGCCGAGAATGGAAGAGTTTGCCAAAGACTGCGATGTGGTTGTCTACCAGAGCGAGTGGGCCAAAAAGTTACTCACGCCTCACTGCGGGGAAGGTCAGGTGATTTACAATGGCATCGATACGGATATTTTCTACCCTTCAAAAAAAGAGAAGGACTGGGAAGGCATCCGAATTTTCTATTCAAAATACGGGCGAGGCGAGGGAAAGAATTTCAATGTCGTTCAGTACTTCTTCAGGGAGTATTGCCTCGAGAGAGATGATGCCACCCTTGTCATTGCAGGCCGTTTCGCCGATGATATCCAAAAGATAAATCATCCTTTTGAATTCCACCAAGATGAAGACTTTCAGTATCTGGGAGTGGTCAGCGATCCAGCTCGCCTTGCTGAAATTATGCGGACGTGCGATGTGGCTCTCCTTCCGTATTTTTCAGACGCTTGTTCGAATACAGTACTTGAGGCTCAGGCTTGTGGGTTACCGGTCATCTACGATTACTCGGGCGGTACGCCTGAGATAGTCGAGTACGGAGAGATGCTTGATGGAAGAATCCCAAGAGACCTCCAGGTTCAAATCGCCATTGGTCAGAAGAAAAAATACTTTGAACAGCACGGCTTTGAGTATTGGAAAGAGGAATACGGTCTCGAGAAGATGGGGCGAGAGTATCACAAGGTCTTTGAGATTCTTTCGAAGGGTCAACAGGATCGCATTGAAGAATAGATATGAGCTCAAGATCACGGCAACAACTGGAGGACTGGCTCAAGAAGATCGAAGTGAGGGGTCGAGTCCTTGACATTGGTGGTTCACAGAATCCGATTGGTGGATCGCGGTGCAAGTCCTGGGGTGCTGATTCCTATACCATCCTTGACCTCCCAGTCCCTCATGAGACGAAGAAGAACGCTGACATCTCTTTTGATATTCAGGGGAGTATGGATGGGGGACAGATGGAATATCATGAAGGATACTTTGACCAGGTCTTCTGCCTCGAGGTCTCCGAGTACTGGCATGATCCAGTGAGGGCTCTTCGGAACATCAACCACTTCATGAAGCAGAACGGGGAACTGTTCATCTCTTTCCACTGGCTATACGGTCTCCACCCACCGGACAATGAGGACTGCCTACGATATACCGCTTACGGAGTTCAGAAGATTTTGGAGAAGACAGGATTCCTCATCACCGGCATGGATGTGAAGGACACCACAGACGAATCAAAGAATCATCTCCTCCGTTTCTATCGGGAAGAGGGAATGAGAGTGACTCGAGTCGACAGAGCTTTATTCGATGAAGGCTACCTTGTTACTTGCAGGAAGATTTGACTAGATGACCAAATAGGGTATATAGTAAACTCAAATAATATTCTAGTACTATATATGCCCTCAGGTGTCTACAAAAGAGTAAAGACGCATCCAGCTTGGAACAAAGGACTCAGAAAAGAAACTGATGAGAGAATGATGTTGATTTCAAAAAAAGTCAGTAAAACAAAAAAAGGGGTGAAGCTGACAGAAGAGCACAAAAGAAAGATAGGGGAGTCTCAGTTGGGAAGCAAGAGTCATTTTTGGAAAGGTGGTAAGACTAAAAATCACGCCGGATACATTTTGGTGAAGTGTAGAGGTCATCATAGGGCAAACAAGACGGGGTATGTTCGTGAGCATATTCTAGTAGCAGAGAAAATGATTGGTAGAAAACTCGAGATTGGTGAGGTTGTGCATCATTTAAACGGAAAAAAGGACGATAACAGAGAGAAAAACCTTATGGTACTTTTAGATAAAAACCATAGGAGTCTACACTTAAAAGAGAGGAGAAAAAAAGTATGCGTCTAAATATTGGATCACACTCAGTCAGGCACGAAGGATTCCTCAATGTGGATATCCTCCCTCTTGAGAATGTCGACATTGTCATGGACATCACCAAGGTGCCATGGTCAGGCCGGACTCCTGATGGAAAGATTCCAAAGGAAACCGGAACAGTATTCACCGGAGTCTTCATGAACGAATCAGTTGATGAGATTATGATGGTAGAAGTTCTCGAGCACATATCTTTCCATGACACGGTGAATGTCCTGAGAGAGATTTACCGAGTCCTGAAGCCAGGAGGTAAGCTCCACATCCAGGTGCCGGACTGCGGTTCCATGATGGAGATGTATGCAGATGACGCTCTCGGTGGGAACTTCCCGAAGAAGGTATCTCCACTTATGCCACACAAACCGACGAGCCTAGATTCAGCCCTCAACATCAAAGCGGAGACCGGAGCCTGCGTCCACCCAAGACGATGGCTCATGGCCTTCTGTGGAGCTCAGAAGTACGGGGTGCCGGATATCCACAAGAACATTTTCACCAAGGAGATCATGCAAGACAATCTCGAGGAGGCCGGATTCGAGCACATTGATTTCAATGATGATCCACTGGGCTGGAAAATTAAGGTCAATGTTTTCAAATAATACTATGCCACACAGAGATTCAATCAGTGCCTACCTGAGACAGATATCCATTCCAGAGGGAGTCGTGATTGACTTTGGGTGCGGTGGCAAGCCGGTTACCAACTACATTGAGCTCGGTGAAAAGGCACAGTACTTTTCCTACGACAAAAATCCACAGTCAAAGGCCGAAGTCATTCTCGACATTGAGAACCGTAACCTACCAGACACCCAGCCAAAAGCAGACTACGCTTTCTGTATCGAGGTTCTGGAACATGCCAAGAAGCCTGACTCTATCCTGAACAATATCTGGTTGAACATGAATCATGGTGGCATTCTCTACCTGACCGTTCCATTCCTATTCCCTATCCACCACACGCAGGACTACTGGCGGTATACTGACCAAGGGATACGACTCCTTCTCGAAGAGAACCTTTTTGAAGTACAGGAGATATTACCGACAGAAGGCAACCAGGGATGGATCGTTAAATCAGTGAGAAAATAGTATGAAAATTCTGATCGTCAATGACTTCCACGGCTGGGCAATCTCGAAGCTCTCCGATGTCATCGCCAAGCACAACCCTTATCACCAGATCAAGCAGATCTATATCCCACCAAAGGAAATGAGAGCAGACCCTTTTGGCAAGATGAGAGAGTTTGAGGACATGGTGAATAGCTTCAACCCTGACATCATCCACTTCCAGTACTGGGATATAGCCAACACGCTCTCTCAGTCTAGTGTCTGCAAGGGCAGGAAGCTCATGCTCACCCACCACAACCAGAAGAATCTCTTGACCTACCGGTGGGACCAGTTTGATATGATCGTGGTCCATACCAAGAAGGCCAAGGAGATCCTGGTCCAGGCTGGCTACTGGAACGTCGAGATCATCCAGCATGGCATTGACATTGAGAAGTTCAAGTACCTTGATGAGTATGATCTCGAGAACCGAGTCCTCGGGTCAGTCGGTCGAGTCGTCCCTTGGAAGAATCTTTACAATATCCTGAAGGTTGCTAAGGAGCTCGACACCGAAGTTCTCATGATGGGACGGATCGACAAGGGTGACTACTGGAAGAAGTGCCAGGAATTCGAGGAGCAGATGGAGGTTCGCTTCCAGACTCCGGACGACAAGCAGGTGGAGATCTATCACCAGATGGCCGTCTATGTCGGGAACTCCTCGGACAATATCGAGGAAGGAACTCTTGGCCTTTTGGAAGCTATGGCCTGCGGAATACCCGTGGTGACGACTCCGTCGGGGGAGGCGATGGATATCATCAAAGACGGGGAAAACGGCATCCTGGTTGATTTTGAGAACGATGAGAGCCTAAAAAACGGCATAGAGAGGATGATGAAGTCCGACCGGAACGCTATGAGGGAGAAGGCATGGCACACTGTTCGGGTCATGAACGAGGAGGTAATGGCAAGGAAGTACGAGAAAGTCTACTACGCCCTGCTCAGTCCGAAAGACCTTGTATCGGTCATCATCCCTACCTGTAAGCGTCCGGACACCATCACAAAGATCCTCGACGGATACGCACGGCAGACCTATTCACCCATAGAGCTGATCGTCGTCGTTGATGAAGAAATTTCTGTATCAAGTGAGCCAGGTACCCAGCAGGTGATTCAGAAGTGGATTGACGAACATCCTGAAGTACCAACCAAGATGCAGATCACAGACTACCCAGGCTATGGTCTTGCCATGGCTCGGAACATGGGTATCTTCGAATCAGCCGGTCACTACATTATTTTTTCCGATGACCGATATCTTCCTGATGTAGATGCCGTCGAGAGATTCGTGAACCGGATCAAGTCCGAGAAGAACCCCTGTGCTATCTGGGGAGACAAGGGAGCTGGACGGAGAGACTTCATTGAGAACTTCTTCATCATCCGAAAGAAGGATATCGTGAACGCCGGCATGTTCAACGAACGGATCAATGAGTACGGTGGCCAGAGCCAAGAGGTACGGGAACGGCTTCACTCTCTCGGGTATACCCTTATCTACGAACCACTGGCCAAGTCAACGCCTCTCTTTGGAACCCACAACCGGAGCAAGAAGAAGTATCAGTTGGTAAGAATGAAAACAAAACTATGGAAACTCCGAAATTGAAAATGAATGATCTGGCTAAGGTTCGAACGACCTCAGTAGCGGAATGTGGGAATCTTACCATGGAAAGCCTTGAGAGTTGCTACAAACTTCTTGGTGAGATGGCCCAGTTCTACCCTTACCTCAGAGAAGGTGCAGTGAATTCTCATAAGCAGATCCACAAGTTTAAAAGTATCATCGGAGAGTTTCAGTCGAAAGTACCGTATCTCTCATCATTTCCAATAATCATCGACGAAGCGGTCGAACCCGATGTGATGGAATTCAGGTGGAGCGACGGAAGAGTGTACATCATCAAACTTCAAAAATCATGAAAGACATAATCACAAGGGTGCTCGTCATCCTCATCATCGGATCTGTTATCTTCGGTGGTGTTCAAGGCATAATTTACCTGACAAAAGTTCAAAACCACAAAATGCAGGTCGAAAAGGAACGGTGCAAAAACAAGGACGGAGTCTGGAATGACTCGTATCGGTACTGTGAGGCAAAGTACGAAAGGTGCCTGAAGCTGGTCCGAACCGCCTTTGAAGACCTCACGGATACTATGGGGGCCTCTCAGAATCATGAGGATTCGGTATCAAAGACGATGGAGCGTGAGATAAATCGTTGCCTCGAAAAAATATAGATATGGAAAATTCAACGCTAGGAACCGATATAGTGAAGGGAACGGCCATAGTGTATGAGTCACAGAAGAGACTTCGCATCTTCAAGAGCCCTTGGCACACCGCTCACGATCATGACCTGATCGAGGCTCTTTCGCCTATTGCTGACTTCGACCTCCTCATCAACTACACCAGGCGATGGGACGACCGGAATCGCCCTCTCCCTGACAATACGGAATGGGTGACTCACTACGAGAAGGGGAAGTATGACCTGGTCATTTTGAACATCGACCAGCAGTGCTCGCTCCCTGGAATCAACAAGGCCGTCCTCACCAAGCACATGAAGGAATCAGTGAGGAGCGTCGACCCCGATGTCCCTATCATCTTCATCAACCACGGAACTCCGGTCTACCCAGAGAACTTCCCAGATGGTACCAAGCAGAACGCCTATGTCTCAGAGCAACTGAAAAAAGAGATTCTCGAGATTGTCGGAGGTGAATACATGGTGGTCAACTCCCATGAGGCCAAAGAGAATTGGGGGTATGAGAAATCCAGAGCCATCATTCACGGAATGAATCCTGACGAATGGATATATTCAGAGATCAAGGAGCCAAGGTCCTGCACCTATGTTTCCCCTGCCGGTATCGGGGATAAGTACTACAACCGGTCATTCCTCATGAGCGTGATGGAGATTATGCGAGAGAAAGACGGACTCCTTCACCAATGGATCGGAACGCCAGGATGCTTCCAGCCGAAAGGAATCAAGGACTACAAGGAGTTCCTCTCAAAGAGCCTGGTCTATTTCAACCCGACCTTCGCTTCTCCGATGCCAAGAAGCCGGACCGAGGCTATGCTTTCCGGATGTTGCATCGTCACGACTCCAGAGCATGATGCCAGTTCCTTCATCCAGGATGGGGTGAACGGATTCATTGTCCCTTCGAACGATCCCGCCTACGCCTCAGAGGTCATCACTCGTCTCATCAAGAACTACGATATCGCCAAGGAAGTCGGGAAGCGAGGGCGAGAGACGGCCATTAAGATATTCTCGAGGGAACGGTATCGCCAAGACTGGTTGAACTTACTCACTGATCTCAAAGTACTATGAACGAAAGAACAGTCGGCTTCATCCTTTTTGAAGCCTATCTCCAGAGAAAGAACATCGGCTCCTCACGGATCCGTGGCCAGTGGCTCATTGACCACATGAAGGAGGCAGAGCGTTTCGTCCAAGGTAAACCCTACGAGACACTTATCTTCCAGAAAGTCTACTGGAAAGAGATGGCCCGAGCCTTCAAGGGAAAGAAGATTCTCGATATCTGTGATCCTGACTGGATGGACGGCTTCGAGGTTGTTTCGTTTCTCGAGGACGTGGATGCCGTCACGGTCCCCACAGAGGCGATGAAGGAGGCTATGGAGAAGTTCACCAAGAAGCCTATCTTCGTGATTCCTGACCGAATCAACATGGACGAGATGAACCCTCCAAAGAAGCATGAAGGAAAGGCTAAGAAGGTGGTCTGGTTTGGATACTCTCACAATACTGAAGTTCTCGATGCTACCTTATCTAACCTGAAGAAGAGAGACCTGACCCTCAAGGTGATCTCCGATGGAGTCTACACCTCTTCAGAGTGCAAAATTGAGAACGTGAAGTGGGATCCACTCACCTGGCAAGATGAGATCCAAGATGCTGACTTCTGCCTGATACCGGACAAGGTGACCGGACGCTCTGTTTTCAAGAGCCAGAACAAGACTCATCAAGCCTGGGCTCTCGGGATGCCGGTAGCCAAGACACTCCAAGAACTGGAACGATTCATGGATGGGGAGGAGCGACAGAAGGAGGCAGAGGAGAGATACGAATGGGCAAAAAAGAATTGCGATGTCACGAAGAGCGTCGAGGAGATGAGAGCCGTGATTGAAAGTATAAAAAAGTGATCATGAGAGTATGCGAATCATCATCACAAATCACGCCCGTGCTAGAATAGCGGAGAGAGTAGGGTGTAAACCGCACAAGGTCGTCAAGCTGGTCTACAAGGCATGGAAACACGGTACGAAGCCAAATGACTGGTTCATGGAACGGAGGGAGGTGAACAAGCACAATGAGAAAGGCCCTTCAATTTACAAAGTATTTATGGGGGTAGCATTCGTCTTCGCCCAAGGGGTCGTCGGAGAGAAAAAGATGCTTCTCACCACCTGCCTCCGGTATAATCACCAAGATAAGAAACAGATCCTCCCCCACGGGTACACCCCTCCCCTACTGGACGAAGAGACTCCCCTGCCGAAAAAAAGGCTTAAATAAGCAACTGGGGAATGAAAGGGGGAGTGGTAAATCGGGGCAGGGGAGTACCATTATGGCTATCAGAAAGAAAAAAAAGAGGGACACGACCATCGTGGATGTTATGGAGCAGACCGGATTCGTCTACGTCATGAGGTTCGGGGATATCTACAAGATAGGCCAGACCTACGATGTGAAGAACCGGCTCAAGCAACTCCAGGATATGAACCCCTTCTGCCAGGTACTGAAGCAGATTGAGCTCACGGGGTACACGGTTGCCGAGAAGAGACTGCACGAGTTTTTTGAAACAAAGAGAATCGCTGGTGAGTGGTTCAAGCTCACAGAGACAGACCTCGAGAAGATACTCCCGTACCTCCGGAGACCAGGGCTCAAGCACAGGATTGTCTCAGTCATCGAGCACGGAGAGAGAGCCTATATCAATACACCCGAGGAGAGAATAATAATGCTCGAGGGACTGAATCGAGCACTCACTCAAGAGAACAAATCGCTACGCTATAAAATCCAAAATCAACAGTATGACAGATCAACCAAAAATCGAGCCGAAGAAGGAGGTAATCGTAGAAAAAGTAGAGCCGAAGAAGGAGGTAATCGTAGAAAAAGTAGAACCGAAGAAGACTGATGTCATCATGCCGAGTGACGTTGACAAGTCTTGGATCGAGGAAGCAATTCAGTATCTCGCCACACCAAAGGACAAACGGTACCCTTCGACCGTTGTCGACTTCTGTGAAAAGATCGGCATTGCTCGGTCAGTGTTCTACTACGAAGTGGAAAAGCCCGAATTTCAGCAAAGACTCCTGAAAAGAATGCTGGCTACTGTAAAGGAACATGCTCCTGAAGTCCTGGACAAACTTGTACAGAATGCAAAAGAAGGAGAGACCAAGGCCATTGAGATCTTCATGAAGTATGTTCTCGAGATAGCCGAGAAAGTTGACCATACTGGAGAGATTCAGGGCAAGGGATTCACATTGAATATCATTCAGGCAAACAAAAATGAGGGAGGTAAATTGGATACTGACAAGCAAGCAGAGTGAAGCCTGGGACTACTTGATGGATGACATCACCGAGGAACTTCTCTTCGGTGGTGGTGCAGGAGGTGGAAAGACAGAACTCGGATGCGGTTGGGCTATCATGCTCTGTCAACAGTACCCAGGAATCAAGGGACTCATCGGCCGAGCAAAGCTCAAAAGTCTCAAGGAGACCACCCTGGCGACATTCTTCGATGTATGCAAAAAGTGGGGACTCAAGAAGGATGTGGACTACCGATACAACTCGATTGAAGGGAAAATTGACTTCATAAACGGAAGCTCTGTTCTCCTCAAAGATCTGTTCTCATACCCGTCCGACCCGAACTTCGACAGTCTCGGATCTTTGGAAATATCTTTCGCCTTTATCGATGAGGCAAACCAGGTAAAGTTCAAGGCTATTGAAACCGTGAAGAGCCGTATTCGGTACCGGCTGGATGAGTTCAAGCTGATACCAAAGCTCCTCATGACCTGCAACCCTGCTAAAGGATGGCCATACCTTGAATTCTACAAACCAGCAAAGGAGAAGACACTCGAGATCTACCGGAAATTCATCCAAGCTCTTGCTCGGGACAACCCATACATATCCAAGACCTACATCGAGAACCTACGGAAGATGAAATCAAAGGCCATCAGAGAGCGTCTCCTTAAAGGCAATTGGGAGTACGATGATGACCCGGGTACTCTTTTCGAGTACGATGCTATCGTTGACCTATTCACCAACAAGGTGAAACCACTGGATGGAGAGAAGACCGAGAAGTGGGTGACCGCCGATGTGTCCCGTAAGGGTTCCGACAACTTCCCCGTTGGCTACTGGGAGGGGTTCCAGCTCAAAGAGATAGTCACACTACCGGAAGAGATCAGGAAGGATATATCGAAGAGCTCCACTTGGCTCATAAACTACTGTGACAAGAAAGGAGTGAGACGCTCACACCTCATTGTTGACGAGGACGGAGTTGGAGGTGGAGTAGTGGACAATACCCAGTGCACCGGATTCATCAACGGATCACGACCTATCCAGCCAAAGGAGGCAAGCGATGACCCTACCAAGAAGGTCTCCTATGCTAACCTGAAGAGCCAGTGCTACGATATGCTCTCGGTTAAGGTTAGTGCCGGAGAGGTAGGGATTGACCCTCTCGAGGATGTCGACCTGAAGGATAAGATCGTGGAGGAACTTGAGGCCATGAAGCAGGTGGATGTGGACAAGGATGCTCCGATGCGAGTGATTGACAAAGAGTCGGTCAAGGAGGATCTCGGGAGGTCTCCTGACTATGCCGATATGATTATGATGAGGATGTACGGGGAGATCCGTCCGAAGGTCTACGAGCCAGGCTTTCGTGAAATTTAGAAATGGTGGTATAATGTTCTCAGATTTTCGATTCTTCAAACCTACTCTCAAAAACAAAACTCTATGATCACAGAGCTCGAGCGTGAAGTATTCTCGGAGAGAGCCGAAACACAAAAGTCATTGCCAAAAAAGGAGACAAAGTCATCACAGGATCTCGGTGAACTCATTGCTCCTGTCTATGCTGAAGTACCACCGGCACCAAAGGCCGGTCTTTATCTTGAGGAAGGTCTCCGGTCCTGGGCCTTCATCGCCATCAGTGCCATTGCCGATGAGATATCGTCGATTGAGATTTCCACCTTCAAGAAGTCCGGAGAGGATTGGGTAGAGCACACGAACAACCAGATCTTAAATACCCTGAACTATCCGAACAGTGTCCAGACCAAGGAGGACCTGCTCTGGCTCACCATTGTCTACCTCTTGGCTGAAGGTGAGGCACCGCTTCTTCTGAACAACTCGAAGAACCCGACGCAGATGGTGCTCATCAACCCGAACAAGCTCAAGATTAAGTTCGACAAGGATGAAATCATCTCCGGATATACCTACCAGCAATCAAACGGAAGCATCAGGGAAATTCCTGCTGACCTGGTACTGTTCCTGAAAATCCCTTCTATCCACTCCCCATTCCGTGGAACAGGAATCATGAAGTACATTGCTCAGACACTCGACATCGACAACTACATCGAGGAATACCTCCGGATGTTTTTCTTCAATGATGCCACTCCTGGATCTGTTCTCGAGACAGAGAAGGAACTTTCTAATGAAGCCTACAATCGCCTGGCACTCCTTTTGAAAACAAAGCACCGTGGCGTGAAGAAGCAACACAAGAACCTGATTCTCGAGGGAGGACTCAAGTGGAAAGAGGTTGGCTCAAAACTGTCTGACCTCCACCTCAAGGAGCTCTCTGACTCAATCCGTGACAAGGTATTAGCATCATTCAAGGTGCCGAAGTCTGTCCTCGGAATAGTCGAGGATGTCAACCGTGCCAATGGTGAGTCGAGTGACCGTGTCTTTGCCAAGCGTTGTATCCGGCCGAAGCTCAAACTGGTCCAGGCCCAGCTCAACATGTTCTTCGTTCCCAAGTTCTCTGACGGAAAAAACTACTGGGTAGAATTCGACAATCCAGTCAAGGAGGATGAGAAGATGCAGGCCGAGGTTGATAATATCTACATACAAGCCGGAGTGTGGAGCGTCAATGAGGTCCGTGCCAGAATGGAGATGCCTCCTATCGAGGAGCTGGTGAAGACTGACCCTACTGCCAAGGATCCAACCAAGAAAGACGATCCCGTGACTACCCCTGCTACCTCTCAGGATGTTGAGGATGATGTCAATGGTACGAAGGGACGAAAGCACTGGAACCCACAGGTCATCCGTCGGTTCAAGGAGTGTTATGTCCTCGAAACCAAGGAAAAGAAGGAGGGTCCAAAACCATCAGAGTCTTTCGTCAATGTCATGAAGGACTATTTGAAGATGAAGTCGAACATGAAGACTGCCTCAAAGAAAGACTATACCGATGCCGAGAAGGAAGATTTCCACACCAAGAAGATATCCTTCACTGAGAAGATTGAAGCCGACTACGTCAAGGTACTCATGGCCTACTTCAAGCAGGTAGAGGAGAGCGTTCTCGGAACCATCAAGACCTACAAAAAGAAAGCGGTATCGTACAATCTCGATGATGACGAG